GTGACAGCAATCACTCCTTATGGGAAGGGAGTGGGAACGGTTCCGAAGTAAATTTTCCGGATTGGCTCCTGGGACCCAGCGATAACTGTTGGAGTCCCTGCTCGACGTCTTCGTCGATTCGTCTTCTTTGGTTGAGCAGTGGGTTCTGCATTGCTCTCAAGTCGTTGTCGTAATGAGGCCGGCACTTGTTCTTCTTGTGCAGGTAGTACATCCTCGTCAACCACGACCGCAACCCTTCCTGGGTATGCGGCTCGGGGCTCGACACAAATTGGAGGGCAAAGCAGTTCCTCGACCGTGTTGGAGGAAGCCAGCCACTTATTGAACTGACTTCTGTCGAACTCTGCAAACAATGCAGTGAATTCCACGTCCATCCATCCTTCATCATTCCGATTGGGGTACTGGACGGACTCGTCAAAACGTGACCACCAATTACCGATTCCAAGTAATGATTTGGGGCGATAGGATGAGCGCAATAACACGCACTTGCAGAAATCTCCAAGAACGGGAGTGTTTCCATCTGTTGCCACATATGACATGGCTTTTTCAACCAATTTTTGCTCAGGCTTGACGTTTTCAGGCAAGCGAACCGTTGTATGGAACTTCGAGAGCTGTCTCTTGACATCACACATACTATTAACATCACCAGTCCAGATGTTTGGTGAATAGTAGCGTGCCAAGAAATTGACTCCTCGAAATCCTCTCTGTACAACAGAGGCTTCCAAGACAAGTCCGACACGGTCGGCCGCCCATTGATGACTGGCAATGCTGAGGTCAGCATCGACACCGTCGTCACCAAGGTGTATTCCGATCGCGGCGAAGGCTTCCTGCGGCGTATTGTGGCGGCCGGAAGCATGTCGTTGGTTTCTGAAAGCAAAATAAGCTGTGAAGGACGCGCGTAACGTTTGGAAAAGGCTTGTGGCTGAGCAGCCTGATCCATGTGAAGGTCCTTGTTTGAAGGTAGTTCCTTGTGGCAAATATCCGGTATTGTCGACATTTGTCTTAAGCAATTCATTCAATTTCGCGCGGTGATTTGCAAAGGCCTTCATGCAAATCGCCCGATCAACCTGGCGCAAAGTGTAGGTGATCGTGCCGTCCATACGGTGATAGTCGGAGATGTTGACAAAGTCAGCATCTGCACAGATATCAGCCATACGTGTTGCGATCTCTACAGGATTCTTGCCTGGGCCATACCACGGAAACTTTTTGCAGTGGCCAGCCAGTGCAAGGGAAAATTGCGCCATGTCCAACTTATCTCCATCATTATACGTCGAAATATTACGCGGATCAGCGATCTTCGCGTAAGCTTCGGCTTTGATGAAGCATTTAAGGACTTTGGCTCGAAACCATCCCATGACGGCGGCCTTAGCTAGCGAAAGCTTCTGGGCAGCGCTTGTCTGTCTAGAGGCCACTTCCTCATAGCAGACAGGTTCTAGGACCTCGCCCTGCATGATGAGCTCCACAAATTCATCTATGCATCGGTCACGAAACTTACAAGGTTTAGGTTCGGCCTTGCGGAGTGACTTAATTCGTCCCTCAACGCATTGCTCTTCTCCTGCCTTGTTCGCAATAGGTGCGAATGCCTCGTGCACTAAAGGTGACATGAATGACTGTAGCTTCGGTTTCGCTTCCTGATCGTAATCAGCCGGAGCATATTGATACGCTCGAACGGCTTTAGCGACAGGAAACACGGTCAACGGGCTACGTGCCACAGTGGCACGATGAAACCGCGTCAAAATGACAGCGGCAGCCTTATCATCTTTGATCCAACTGGCTGTGGTTGGCATCATTAGATTGGTTGTTCCGAGTTTGGCGACATTAGCAATTGCTTCATCAATAGCAACGGGAACTGTGGCACTTGAAAACGCTCCAGCAACGGAAGTTGTGACCAATGTTTGGCCATCCGGTTGTGTCACGTTAAACCTAATGAATGAAACATCATTAGTTTGTACTACAGGGTTGAATCGAGAAAGCGGTGGTGTCTCCATGAGCAGCATGGCAAGCCAGCATCCTATCCCAATGAATTCCTTCATGGGGGCAAGTAAAACAAGTTGGCGGTTTTCCCCAACTTGCTTGCGTTCAACTGAATAAGCAATGGACTTCCACGGCATTCCGCAGAAGCGCTTAGTCACCAAAACCGAGTCCATGCCATAGTTCCAAAGATGGTGGAGGTAAGTGCCTCCTCCAGCTACGACAGTCTGAAGTGAACCATCTTTCATAAACCGATAAGAGGTATTGTCCACAGCCGTTTGGGCAGCCTGTTCTGGAACCATGGTATATAGTACTATGGGTTTGGCTTCTCGTGCGAGAAGGTTGGGCATATCGACATAATAGTCGACATCACAAAGGTACTGGATATCGTCATGCTTCGGCTCATCATTGCGATTCTCAGCATTAGCATCCTTGCACCAAAACCACTGGCGTGATCCGCGGTGACTCTTCCTTTGGTCTGATTTGGACATTCCAACAATGTACACAGAGGCACCAGCATGCTGGGCCATGTTCATCACAAAGTGAGTAGCTGCAGTTCTTAAACCAGCGGCTTGGGCGTGCGTGTGACCCACCACAGTTACTGGTGGGTCCACGACTAGTGAACTAAAGGCGTCTCGAGCAAGATCCGACTCAATGGCGGGCTTGCGAGCGTATAGTTCACACAGAGAAGACGCGAGTCCTCGCAATTCTTCTCTCTTCGTTACAACAGTGTACACCACATAACTCGTGGCACACACTATAAAAGCGTATTTACTTCGTTGGGTTAACGGCATCG